TATATGAATAATTACCAGATGTAGATAATGGTAAAAAGGTATTATTGAGATAAACACCGGAAATCGGGATGGGTTGATAAGCGTAATCAACACCACTCTCCCATACCCAATTAGCTCTGAACCCCTCCCAAACCTGTCCTTTATTGTAGTTGGGGTCTTCTGCCAATCTAAGTTTGTATTGTGACCCACCATACGCACCCGAGGATGTTGGCCTATTAACATTAAAGAATGCGCCAATACCTAATAGTGACCATGTGAAAAAATCAACAACATTACTAACGAGTTGATCGTTTAATAATGAGTCTCCAATATTGCTGACACCTTTTAATCTTGTCCAGTCTGAACTCATCTTATATCCTTATTTTAATCTATTTGTAATTTCTTCTTCGACAATTTTCCCTAACACTCTCTCCGTGGAAGCGTCATCTACAAAAGCACGAGTGATAAAATTATTGTCTTCGGTACCACTAAAATGAGGAGGCACCCTCCAACCAGCCCCATTTTTAATCATAAAAGCATTGTGAGACCTAGATTTAGAAGAGTATTTATATTCGACACCATAATCAGCGATAATAATTGAATCACCCTTAAACAACAACCATTCTAACCAAGGGATCTCGTTAATACCCGACATATACTTAGCAGAGGAAAGTGTGGTTAATTCGATAAACTTATCTTTGACCAATCCGATAGTTACCGCTCCAGATAGGGCGCTCCCGACGATTTTTAGCCCCTGGAAATCAACGGTGACCCCATTAGCTAATGTTTCTAAGATTTGACTAAGGGCGCTCGATGGGTCTTTTAACCCTAATTCCTGCCCAAGTTTCCCGTTAAGTATATCATCGTATTCGGGGGTGTTCATTACTAAGTGTTTTACGAATTCACCCACCCTAATTTTAATATCAGGGATAGCCGAAAAGATGGCGTCATCAAGAGCTTTAGAAAACTCAAATAGCAATATCTTTTCTATTTGATCAGAGGGGTCTGTAATACTTAGGGAAAGTTGCATGTTAACCTGCCGACCTATCTAGTAAAGCGGTGAAAAATTTACCCTGAACAATATTCCCCTGTGAAATAGGTTCGCTCGATAATCTAAATCTATAATTAGCATAATCGGCAATTTCAATATGAGGAACAAAATAACTCATCCTACTTATCTTAGGCATGTCGGCTATGTGCCCCTTAATACTGATGACCCCATTATTTAGTCTCACGTTATCTAGCTTGGTGTTCATATATTTCTTGGGATTCCAGTGAACGATTACCCGAATTATTTCTGATACCTCTTCTGCTAACGACCCATCATTGCCACTACCGTCACACAATGGGCATACCGACCCCATTGGAAAAGGCATTGGACCACCGTGCAAATAAACATTCTTTGACTTATTACCGATAGGGTCTCGAACGCAATTTGAACATGGGGTTATTTTAGGAGGATAAACAACTTTACAATCTTTACCTAAGTAGAGGATTAAATCATTGAGGGCGAATTCCATAATCTGGATTACCCCTGGATCAAGTGTGAATATTTGTCCCATTCTATCTCCTTAAAAAAAGTTAGCTCTATCTCTATTTGTATAAGATGCCCATCCCATATTTCCGCCCGCATAAAGTCCCGGCGTAATAATACTAAACGGTCCAAAGATGCCCTGACCACTTGGACGATTACCGAGATTATATTTCCATCGTGCCGCCTCATAAGAATCGCACGCATTTTTCGCCACTGTTGTTTTCCCTGCTAACGTTCCTCTTAGGTCGATAGAGCTACCTTCGTCGCTAATAGCAATAGCCTGTCCACCGATTGTTTTTAGTTCTCCCTGTGCAATCAGACATACAGTTTTTAATGAGACCAGCCAAAGGAAAGCCTCGTCCCTCGTGTTAGCAGAGGAAGAAGTGGGGTCGGGCACAAGCGTCTGATTATCAATATTACTCACATAATCAATGTTAAAACTGTTTTCCTGTTGGACCCATTGAGACGCAATCAGTATCGTGGTAATTAAAGTGTCGTCCGAATATGTTTGAGGGGTCGCATAATCATTTATCATATATCGGATCATTGTTACAATTTCAGTGTCCCAAGCCATAAAGTCTCCTATCTAGGGGTTACTGGAGTCAAATATGTAATTGCGCCAGGTATTCCACCATAATCACCAAAGGTTTTTATACGTCCAGATGCCGCCACAAGATTTAATAAATTTGTACCATTACCAGCGGTAAAAACTGGAGAGCCAAGACTATTAGTATAATTACCACTAGCATGACTAAAATGGTTTAATTGTGATATAAGGGCGGTGGGGCAAACGCTACTATAATCCATTCTTACACCCGGCAAGCCAGTGCCACCCGGATTATTGTTATAAAGTAGGTTACTCTCTAAGTATAGACTACCCTGGAATTTAATAATAACACCATCTGGGTCGGTTATTGCCCCTGAATCGAAATTGCACCCAACGATTCGGGCATTTGCCGGATTACTGGTCGTCCCATAATTAACCAACATAGCTGCGGACCCTTCGCTCTGACATGTCTCCATGGTTAAAAGGTCTACACCCATACGAACATCGGTAGTTTTATTAGCTAGAAAATTACAATTCTTTATTGCACATACACCGGCCACAGCACCACCAAGACTAAAGTCAAACCCGTAATCATTAAACCAGAAAGCTGACCTATCTACGAAGAAGTTTTTAGTATTACCGCCGCCGGTCACCACTCCTTTTGCCCCACTTAGAAATTTACAACTAACTAGCTCAATATCATCACACGCTAATGTACTTGTAACACTATCAAAGCCTACACCAATCGATAAACACGCGCATCCACTCCCCTTGTTGCCGTTAATAATCACATTTTCCATAAGAACGTGATTAACCTGCTGAGTCCTTACTGAGTCGTTGTGCATATATATTCCATATTGCGCCTTATTATTTGTATCTACAATAAGGTCTCTAATAATTATATCACAACCACCCGCTATCTCTAATACCGCGTATTGTCCAGATGGACCCGTCCACTTAAATAGAGAGCCGTCATTACCCCCCTGAGTGGAAACCACTCCTTCTATATTAAGTCCGTGACTAATCCACCCTTTATATACAATTGATGAAGCGATAATGTAACTACCAACTGGTATAATAATTTTACCAGATTTAAGTTGATTAGAAAAAACATTAAAAGCATTTTGGATGGCGGCAGTATCATCGGTTCCACCGTCGCCCTTGGCGCCAAAGTCTTTAATGTTAATTACATTATTATCAATTATTCTGCTTTTAGGATTATATGTCATTGGATATACCAGTTCCCCGAAAAGGATTTAACAGTAAAAGATTGCCATTGCGTAGATAGAGACTGTGATGTTACCCCATCTATATTTTGCCCACCAGTTGTAGCTAGTGTAATTATATTAACGGACGAATCTATTTTCTTAACAGTAAACTCACGACCGTCGCCAACACTAGATGCGTTTGGTAACGTAAGGGTAAAAATACCACCGCTCGCATCACCCAAAATCCAATCATCCGAATTAGTAATTGTATATGCCGCACTCTTGGTAACTATATTTGTTCTTAACCCGTTGGATTTAGAAACACCGTTAACCTCTAATTTCTCTGCGGGCTTAGGGAAACCAATACCAAGGTTACCACTGGCAGCTAAGGTCATTCTAACCGCAAGACTACCATTGAATGTTGCGAATCTTATTCCAGAATCCACACCAGTAGATTGATCCGACGTATCGTTAAAACCTTCGATATATGGAGCGTTGGTTATTGTATATCCACCATGCGCCCCTAATAATAACTTAGCGGTATTATTTGTAGTAAATGATCCTCCGTTTGATACAAATAATGGTACAGACGTGCTACCAGCCGCAGCACTAGTAGTTAACCCACCCTTGCCACGGAAAGACGCCCCACCCGTATCAGTATCCGACCCATAGAAGATACTAAGGGCACTAGTTTTTCTACTAAAGACAGCAGCGACGGTTGGAGAGTTACTACCTAATGTGAATATTGGGTGGCTTCCATCGAGAGCTAAATTACCATCCGTAATTGAAACACCAGAAGAAAGACCTAGTGTTGCGTTACTACTGAAAAAACTATCGGCGCGTAATCCAGTCGCTAGAATGTTAGTAATATTTAAAACGCCAGTTGGAAAAATGTTACTTGGCTGAATATTAATGATACCTGATCCATTCCCGTTTGGCGTAAGGTAGTCAATGTTATTACTAGCAGCACTAACAACTCCATTAGCCGCTTTTAATAAACCACTAGTGTTAGATACCTTAATGCCACTAACAACAATCCTATTATTAGGAGCATCATATGTTACTGTAGTCGCAGCTAAACCAGTGTTTCCGTAAATAGGAATGACGCCAGATGGACCAGAAACCGCTGTCGCTCCAGAGGTATTTATAGAATTGATTGCGTCGTGAATATCCCTGAGTGCCCCAGCTGTAATATCAGCTTGGCAAATATCATTAACTGCCAGATCAATATCAGAAGTACCCTCAAGTACCCCTGTAATATTTAATGTAGTAGCCCCACTGCTTCCAATCGCATAAATTACCACCGCACTATCTGATTGGCGAACGCAAGTCACTCTTATGGGGAATCCACCGGACCCAAAAACACTAATAGGATTAACATGTAAAACGCCATCCCCATTAATATGTGGTATGGTGATAACAGAACTTGCATTATTTACTGTATTATAAAAACTCATGCTTTATTCCTTAATTATTACCAATAACGTACCACTTGGAAACTCCATCAGATTGAATAGTTACATATTTATTCTGAGAATTTAATATATATGCACCAACACCATCGATAGTATCGACACCAGAAGCAGTTACAGTAATAGCTCCAGACCCACCAATATTTTTCATTACAAAAACTCGACCGGGTATTACGCTACTTGCTGGTAGCAGTATCACCGGAAAATTACCACTACCAAGAACAGTGCTATCGATATTAGTAATAGTGTAATTAGATGTCTTGATACTTGAAATTGCTGAGGCGAAACCAGTAGCAACCTGTTCGTAATCTTTTGTAGTCTTAGCAATAGCAACGTTGCTGCTGTTTTGCCATTCAGTAAGATTGGCGGATTGGTTAGCCACCGACTTAATAACCACCCCCTTATTATTAGCGGCGGCAACATCTACATATAACCTACCATTAACCGTAGCCCCAGTATTAACCCGATTAGGCGCAATCCTTACCCCATAAGCAATATTAGTAATTAGCGTAATATCAGCATAACCCGTAGATAAATCATTTGTCTCAAGAGAAATTCCATTAGTAGATGATTTAATGTACGGGAAATTACTGGTGTTTACACCATTCTCAACATAGGTTGAACTAGTCCCAGCCCTAATCGCGAAGATTCCCGCCCTACCTGGGACGTTTACAACCGATGCGCCCGTCGTTCCTGTGTTATCCTGCCATTCCTGAACGGAAATAAGTGTATTTTGTGTTGCTGTACCTACATCGGCTACAGAGGCAATATCAGTCGTAGTTTTACTAAAGGTAAATGTTGTCGAGGTCGGCGTACTCGAAATCGTGTAAGTTCCGTTCAAAACAGAATTCGTAAGATTAGTGATGATGATCGAATTTCCAGCTACGAAATTATGAGCCGATGATGTTGTAATTGTAGCAACATTTGTCGTTACGGCAACATTCGAGATGGTTGCAACGATACCAACCGCTCTTACAATTAGAGCTTTAGTCGCTGATGAATTAGAAGTAATATGAAGTTGAGCAGCGGGAATTGGCGAGTTAATACCAACTCTACCAGTTGAACCATTTGAGTTTAATTGAATTGTGGAAGCGTCAATTTTAATCGGTGTACTATAGCTACTAGTAACTATTTCGCCTTCGTTTGAACTATTCGCCCGAAAGAAAAATGCGTCGCCAATACCATTAGCGAACTGAAACCCAAGGTATGAACCATTCGCTATACTGATCTTAGAAGTTGGCGGGAAAATAGTGGTACCTAAACCTATTTTTCCATTTATATATACTAAACTAGCATCATCTGTTAATAAACCACCTGCTGTTAAAAAGGGGATTCTTCCACTCGCACCAGTGTAACTAAATCCACCACTAGCCACAACTAAACCTGTAAAAACTTTAGGGCCACTAATGGACTCAGAAATATTACCAAACTTATGGATAACTCCAGAATCATCAGCTTTATTGTTAACCGCACTATGAATATCGCTAATTGTTCCCGCTGTCAGATGAGCTTGACAAATATCATTAGCGTGTAAATCAATATCAGAAGTTCCCTCTAGAACCCCATTGATACGCAAAACGTCCAAGCCACTATTCTGGACACTATAAATCACAAAAGCATTATCTGATTGACGAGTACAAGTCACCCTTAATGGAAAACCCGACCCAAAAACAGAGATTGGGCTAACGTGTAAAATACCATCTCCCGACGAGTGGGGTAGAGTTATAGTTGCGGTAGCATTATTAATTACATTAAAAAACGCCATAGTTTACCCTCACACTAAAGGAAGATTGCCTAATACCTTAAATTTAGTAATATCAGTATGTTGTTCGTTTGAATCGTAAATCAAATAAACCTGATATCTCCAAGAACCAGCCTGATTTAAATCTGTATTTGATGTTCTATAAATAACAACACCATCAGAACCATCGGTCAAAAAAGATCCTTCTACTGTTAGCAAAGATCCGTCTGGCCTCTGGAATAGAAAATTATTAGTGGTCGCACTCGATAAATCTACTGTTGCATCATCCTGGTCTTTTATGGTTGACTCAAACTGAACTATATCACCCACATGAATTTCACTAGACATATTTAATCTCCTCAGACTTATTCTTGATATAATTAATGTTAGTTAGTTGTTGTTTAACATAATTAACATCTGAAGATAAGGTGGTGATATAATTATTACTAACAACCCTTAACTCTATTGGTAACCCTAATGAAGTTAAAAAAGTACCAAATGTTACTGGAGTAGAAAGACCGCTCGCAGAGGAAAAAGTGGGGGTGGCGTTGAAAACATCAGTATTAAAATCATTAGTATTCATATTGAGAAAATCTTATTGGGGCCACTATCAAAGGTGATATATATATTTGCGCCCGTACTAATTACCGGCAAACCGGACGCCGTATCTATCAACATAATCAGCGGGCTTGTGGTGGTGTCGCCCGTATCTTTATATAAAAGAACGTAATAAATATTTTGGCCGGACCCCACAAAGTTAAATGTCAAGTTATCCGCATCAGCCGCCCCACCAACCACACTTTTCCCTGCTAACTCTCTTCTGTGCTGAAGGCCGGGAACAAGTCCACTAACGTCAGATAGGTATTTATGAGCATTGAAATCTGGGATATAACTTACATTAACAAGCGTAGCTTTAATTGTATCGTTAAGCCAATCTATTCCTGATGTTAAAAACAGTTCTTTAGCGTTTGTATACATTGTATTTGCCATAACTAATCTCCATTAAACACCACTTAGTTCTAAATACATATACACAAAAAAGCCCGCTAGACACTCCAAAGAAGTATCTAGCGGACTTATTAAAAATTTACCTAAGCCGAACTTAGTAGCTGAGCAATAGAACTCGTCTGTTGTCGGCCGCGAGCCATCCAAACTCACCCCATCCGTAAAGCCCTGTTCTACGCTGCCTGTGCATAAGAGCATCCTCGAAAATCTCAACATCCTGTCGAACCGGCATAACGAAGCTGTCAGTATGCTCAAGGTCAAGACCGACTGCCAACTCAAGGTCGCCAGTTGCCACAGCGCCACCAAGCTGATTAGTGAAGAAGTTTTGATACTCCTGCCCTTCACCAAGCTCGAAAATGTCGTGAAGGTTAACGCTGAAGATTCGTAGGAACTTGTTGTCTTCGGAAACGAAAATCTCTCGGCGAGTAAATTCGTCAACAATATCAACACCCCAGTTACGAATACCTTCAATACCTTCTGGAGACATGTAAAGGTCGGTAAGCTTAGCTTTGTTATTAGAAGCGCTATTACCACCACCGTTACGGGTCATAATGGTCTTAGCAAGGCTAATTACACGCTTTGTGAACTGCCCCGAACCAGCATCCGAATCGAAGACGACAATGTTACGGTCAACACCAGCGGCAAGTAGGGTGTGCCATCCGTCATCGTTCATTTTCTTCGTAAACTGAGCTTCAAGGACTGCCATGGCACGGTTTGCGATATCCCAACGAGCGTCACGACTGTACTTTAGAAGCCAGTCAATAGATGCCCCGATATCGTAGGTCGGGACCGAGACATAATCACCTTCAATATGCTTTTCAGGAATACGACCAGCATTAGGAATTGTATATGCTACATAATCCTTCTGGGTTCCTGGGGCAAGGAAGTCAAGTGGGAACTCAATAGCCTGGCCGGGTTTAAAATCGATCCGTTCAAAGATATCAGTGACGATATCACCACTCATCAAAGATTTACGAAGAGGAAGCTCAAGTGCTTTAGCTAACTCATGTGTTGCTGGTAAGGCAATTGAGGGATCGTTATCGCCTGCGGTGGCGAGAAGTACTTCCTGATCCTCTGTTGCGAAAATAGTTTCACGACTCATTTTTCAACTCCTTAAGCTAGGTCCACATTTAGTTTAGCATAACCATCTTCATCTTTGGCTGAACCGAACCAGCCGACATAAGGACGAAGGGCGAGATTTGGCGAGGCAGAGTAGTTAGAGGCGGTTGTATTAACAACGTTGATTGGCATAACATTACCAGAACTAGTTAAGTAAGCATTGTCGCTTACAGCAGGGGTGCCGATGATGTTATTAGTAACAACGAAGCCAATCTGAAGAATACGAACCTTTCCGCCTAACTGAACTTCATCTCTATGGAAATTAATATGTTGGCGAGTGAGGTCATAATTAACCATATCACCCATTAGAACGCCAACTGGTCTTGCTCCACTTGAACTGGCCGCATAAGTAACTAGAGCAGAAGCCTGGTCCATTGCAGCGCCCGAACCAACTGTGCTTAGGACTACAACGCCACCCCTAGTAGCAACTTCATTCATGAAGTAAGAAATATCTGTTTTTAATTCGTAACGATCACCTTTAAGACTCATATCTTATTCTCCTATTTATTACCTTATTATCGCTTGCGTGATTTTTGGTTTTTAAGACTTTTGCCGATAAACTCAGAAAGAGCGGCTCTGGAAACTTCGGCATCGGCAACAACATTCGCAGCAGCAGCAGCGCCAGAATTACCTTCAACACCAGAATTAACAGCAGCAGCGGCAGTACCTAGATTGTCAGTTGTGGTTGCGGTCCCACCAGCATTAACCTTCTGAGCACCACTGTCGTCACCAGGCTTAATCTCAGCGACTTTCTTAACTGTGTCTGGCTTATCGAGTGAACCGCTACCAGCCTTAGCCTTCTGAACAAGAGCTAGAGCCTTATCGAAAGTCTTTTCGTCGGCGTCGGCCCAATCAAGTAGAAAAGCAGTCGCCTCTTCTTCGGTTAGACCAGCCTTGGATGTCTTGCCGGCCTTTTTGAATTCATCAATAGTCTTTTTCATAGCGTCGTTATCAGACTTAGCAACAGTGAGTTCTTTACGAACTTCCTCTAATTCGGCCTCAGCCTTTGCAGTCTTATCTTCGGCAACCTTGGTCTTTTTCTTCTCTTCATCAACCGCAGCGACTAATGAATTAACTTTATCTTCACTTGCCTTCGCGGCCTGAGTCTGACTATCTTTAAGTTCCTTGGCTAATGCAGCCTTCTCGGCTTGTAGAAGTTCGAGAGCTTTAGAAAGTTCAGATACGGTTTTTTCTGTGTCTGCCATATTTAACTCCTCGTTATTGTTCAGGTTATCAACCTCTGATGAATTTATATACCCCAAATTTGCAAAAGTGGATTTAAAACTTGCTACATTATTAAAAATAATACTTTCTGGATTAGCAGGCTTCTCAACGAGACCCTTTCCAGAGAACACTAAATTTGAAATAACGCGACCAATTTTATCCCCTTTATACTTACCTGTACCACCGTAAGCTCTAAGGTGTTTTGTAAGGAAAGCGCTCTCTTCGTCACGAGCAACAATTCTACAATCACCTTTAGCATCATAGAAACCATAATTAAATCCACGGAATAAACATTCCATAGAAACAAACCATTTATCTTCACCAATTTCTGCAATAATCTTTTCAATACGTTCTGCCTGATCTTTATCAGCCCAAGCCTTATAAATAACAGCACTTGTTAGGATGTGGAATTTATCAGGAACATCATCTAAAACAGAATCATCGGCGATAGCAGTGTAATCACAATCAACAGCACAATTACTGGTAATATGACCAATGATATCCAACTGGTTATGTCCATAATTAAAAGGCTTATCTTCGGGTGTGTGTCGAGCCGCCCAAGTAGGTTCTTTAACGAAAATGTCATCATTTAAATTCCAACCAGTCGTAACTAGGATAGTGTCTAAATAGAACAGATCCATCTGACCTTTATTAGCCGCCGCAGTCGTTTTATCGTAAATACTCTGAATAATTTCCTGCTTAGCCTTTTCGACAGCCTTAGCAGGAGAGGTATAAGCAATAGAAGCGTTGGACCGAACTAAATGATCAATCCCATCCTTTTTCTCAGCGGCAAAAATAGGAATTTCCCACATGTTACTTACCTCGTTTACTTAGGATATATTTATTAGTGTCAGACTTGGCGCGTTCGATAATTTCTTTAGTAAGACTAGCCTTAACTTTTTTCACAACCTCTTTAGCAACCGCCGCACCACTTAACACAATCTCAACCTTACCATCAGCTTTGATAGACGCCGTAGCCGAACAGTAATTTACATATGAGGAAAAATCATCATCGTTGGTCGCATTATTCGCAGAGATATTCCAAGAGACCTTTGGTTTATTCTTCGTGTAATAATCGTTATACATATAAGCTGATGCAGAGGTGACCTCGTTAACATCTTTGCCATCAATACTTGCCCTCAGAGTATTCTCTTCAGTATCAATCGTTATCGTCACTATCGCCATCGAATTCTCCTTTATACATAGCGTAAACAAAACATTGAATCTTGCGCATCTCGTCAAGAGTAGGACTGTCGCCCCGTCGCGCCTTAATTTCTTCAATAAATTTTCCGACAATCTCATCTGTATCATTATACACAGAAAGAGGATTTTGAACCAAACTATAAATATATTCCTCATCGATATCAGAGTAAGCAGAGGAATTAAGTAATAGGGTGAATTTAAAATCTTCCAACTCTTGTTGCTCGTCTGCCGTTAATTGTCTTAGGTCGGGCTTATTAAACTTATCTAGATAAAATGGGTTTACGACCTCTGCAATTGCTTTTTGAGCTTCCTGCGCCCAAATGGTCATATTCACAAATTCCTCGCTCGCCTTAGCCACCCTCTTCTTCCTCTGCTTACTATCTTTAGATGTTTTTGGACGACCTTCACCGGATACACCTTGCTTTTTCTTAATCTCCAACTGCATTTGCTGCTGCTCCTGTTGGACTTCAAGAGCGGTTTTTTCCCCAGGTGCCCTTTCCTCTAACGTAAGCCCAACCTCGCTAGGAGTGACCCCACCCCTTTGAGCAAAAATCTTTTCGAGAGATAGATCAGGTTGCGCGTCATGGTAAGGAGAAACCTTTGGTGGGTCCAACTTCTTTTCGCGTCTAGTAAATTCTTTGCCCAAACGTCTTGCTTCAACTTCAGGCTCAACGCCCCATCTTTCCTGAAAAGTCTCATCGGAAACAAGACCCCTATCAACCGCCTGAATCCATAATGCCTTCTCAGCCATCTCGTCACCAAGGTTAGGAACATCAAATATAACAGTCGGTGGTTGTTTAAATTTCATTGCTAGTTGGACCATCTTGGCTTCGTAGTCCCAGAATTGCTTAAGGTTATTGCGACCGTACTTTAGTCGTTCAGTAAGGGTTTTTAATGAAATGAAATTTTGATTGAACCCACCCCCACCAGAACTCGCCCCTGTCATTGTTGGGGGCACGCCCAATCCCGCATAAATACTCGCTAGACAAACTTCATACTTTGGGCTACCTAAAAACTTTTGAATTTCTGTAGATGTTTCATCTAATTCAAGGTCTGGTCCCCAAATTAAATCCATACTTCCGCCACCCACATTATTTAGAAGTAGGTCGGATAGCTTCGCAATAGCTGCGTCAGTGGGTAAAATCTGATGTTCAAGTGAACCCAACTTCCAAATACGAATGTGACTGATGGCACCATCAAGGGCGGCAAGGTCGGCAAGCTTCATTTTCTCTAGAGTAATTAGATCATCTAGAATTGCATATGTCATAGGATTGGCCCAAACCTGCCAATCATCCTTTTTGTAGTGATAAACAATTAAATCATCGTCACTGATTGGGATTTTTTTACCGCCAGCCTTAACCTTATTAACAATATCAGTAGGAAGACTATTAACCATGCCTAGTTCATACTCATCCTTTGGATTATTAATAATATTAACAAGTCGAGGATTAACGTTAATTACATAGTAGTATTTACCAGTAAAAGCGGTTAATTCCTGACCCATTGCATCTACACTCATTGGATTTAAGAATGTATAACGTAACGGAACCTCCCTATATTTTACATCATTAAAATCATCCTCATACTCTAGGTGCTCTTGACCCACAGCACGCTTAAATTCTTGGACTTGCTTTTCCTTAAGTTTCCCACGAGACCTTTTTACGAGTACGTTACCGGCCCGATAGAATAAATTGAGAAATCTTTCGGAGCGGTCCAAACCATTAACTCTCTTAAACCACTCGTTATAAAAGTTTTCAATCTGTTTGTTGGGGTGTGAGAACCTAATTCCTTGTACGGCAAAATCAGCCATGGTATCAATAATATTTCGCACAATACCAATTTTATCATATGCCGACATACAAGCAGAAATGATTTGCTTCTGCATACGAGGCACAGCTTCGGCGGGTCGGAAAAACTCATAATCTAACCGGCTAAAGCCACCCCTAACAGATGCGTTCCTATCTATACCTTTAAATTGATTAGATAGAGAAGCAACTGATCTGGTGATTGGCTCAATCTTATCTATCGCCTTACCGTAAGCAGAGAAAGCAGCGGTGGAGTCGGCCCCGTTGGCATAACTAACAAAAGCTTCTGTGTTTTGCTCGTGACTCACCGTATTTAAAACACTTGGCATTCTTCTCTCCCATAATTAGACATAATTAAATCGGTAATATAATTGATAATATAACTAGCTTATACACCATTACCACCCCTAACTATAGAGTTACCGTATCCGCCACTTCCGAGTTTGTTGGTGAACCATGCGGGGCCATTGTAGAGACGAGTATTTTTGGGTTTTTCAACTGCGCCAACGAATCCACCAACCGACACATAAGCAGGTTTTTCGACAAAGTGATTGAGGGCGCGACCTGCGGCATTTGCCATCAAGAGAGCCGAATACCTATCTTTGCGTTCCCGACCCTTTTTAGACCCAGATATTTTTTTCTCTGGTGTGTCGAAATGTTCCCGCCCTGTTGGAGTCTGAGTTACAACAATAGTGGCCAATTCATCCTTCAACTCCTCAATTTCCATTACACAATCTTCTAGGGTATCATAAACACGCTTTGCCCTCTCATCACTTTCTGCTGCTAAACTAATTTGCATGGGGTCAAAGTAGGGGAAAAGGAGGTTTTTATGCTCAAAATCCATCTTCATATTATGATTTGCCGCTGTAGTCCACTCTTGTCGTGCTGGCTGAACCAATTCAACAATATGTAACCCAACCTCGTTATCACATTCTCTTTCCTTTTTATCCGATAGAACGTGATCAGGAGTAATAAGAAGAAGTGGTTGCTCTCCAGGCTCCAAGCTAGATAGGTCTCTGAATGCCTCCATCACAGCACCACCACCACCCTGAGCATCCATAGCAATGTGGGCGCATGGGAAAACCTTCATAAGAGAGCGCACCTTTCTATTAATATAACCATAGAAAGTATTTTCTCGGACGATACCAGCCCTCATCTTCGCCCTATGATCTTCCTTGTCAGTGGTCCAACAATAAACAACTCTACAATGGTCGCCCGCCAACTCTAGAATAACGATGCTGAATTTATCCGCCTCAGCCGCCGGGTCAATCCCATAAACATATCGTGACATTGGTAGACCTGTAACTGTTGCTTTAAACTTAACAAGCCCACTAGGCTTCTCAATAGGCTCTTTAGTTACACACGATTCAATAAGAGACCTTTTGAAGAATCCATTTGAATCGTTGGCAAAAACAGCACCGAACTCCATCATATAATTGGTACTATGCGTGGTTGCTTTTGAACGCGAAATCTGCTTTTCATCCATCATACCCTTGGGTACCAACTCAAGAGGTAGTCGGATAATGCTATAGTCTCGCCAGTCAAACCCATCGGGTGGAGGCCCCTGGAAAATCTCCTCTAGCTTTTTAGGGTCGCCCTTACTAGCTAGATAAGATTTATAGTTCATATAATAACGATAAAAATGATTCCAACTATAATAAGCGGTACCCGCGAGTATAGATTGGTTCCCCTTATAATTAGCCTGAAGGTTTTTCTCTTGTTCGGGCGTCCACATATTTAGCCCTTTAAGAGTTTCGATAGTAGCTGACTCTTTTACCTTCTCCACAGGATTGGATGAAACGAATGCGAACCCCGCAATAACCTCTTCGTAAATTTCCGGGTTCTGGGATGCAAATTCGTCGCTAACAAGATAGTTAGCACGGTAACCTCTAATTTTTGATCCGTCGCCAATTGGGAGCGCACTAATAACACTCTCGCCAATCCCAAACCAATATCTATCCGTGTCGTGGTGAGACCCCTGTCTCCTATCATTTCCACATAAGTCTCTGAGAACGGGCGCAGAATCCCATAACCTTTCGATATATTCAAATACAACCTTAGCCTGACGGAATGCCGCCCCCGTAATAATAATACTGCACCCCTGAGTGATTAACGCTCGAAGTGTGCAGTAAAGCCCCAATGTAAATGTCTTGGAAGCACCACGACTCCCGATAACCATGGGGAATGGACGGTGCCATAATTCTTTCAAGATAAGATTCTGGAATGGAAGGATATCTTTATTTAATATGTACTTACATGTAAAGTGAAAGTTATTTGGGTCTCTAATAACCCTTAGAATATCTACATCTGGTTTGACCGTTCTCTTTTTTAATGGGTGGTGGTTAGTCTCTTTAATCTTTTTAATCAAGTCCCAATCTAAATTAAGATATGAGAGTTCTTTGTGGTCGAGGATAAATTGCATATCCTCTTTTGTGTAATTTTCTACCCTATTACATGTATTAACTATATTACCTACCATATTTTTGCACCATGTATTTAAATATAATTTCAGCCCGTTCTGCCCCCCTACCTTGGCCCGCAAAGATAATCTTAATTTTATAATTCAGATCAATCTCAGTTAATTTTTTGATCATATAATTGGGCGTAACTTTTAATTTTGGCCAGAGATACTTAGGAATTTCTGAGTTAGCAGGGAAAGATAATATGTCGTCGTAGTCGAATTCTAATATAAGAAAAGGGTGGGCGAACAATTCGAGTCGGTCCAACTCACGAAAGAAGCGCGCCTCATTGATGTTGGTGGCGAACTCGCCGGTTGACCACTTGCGTTCAATCGATAGAATATCTTCATACCCCTTTAGGGTATAGTCGCCCGTCTTCAGCTTTTGTACCGTCGTCCCCTCACAAACACTCGACCGTGGAAACTCCCAATAATTCTTCTTTTCCTGTTGGTCCCGAATAACACTGTATTTACTCATCCTCTTCCTCCTGCTTACATTTCCACAATAGATAATTAATATCCATTGCCTTTTCTTGATTAACTAAGTATGTACACAAAGATTCCCATTGTTCCTCTTTACCCCACATTTTACCGTGACACACCCTACAAAGAGTAATAAGGTTTTCGGGGTCGTACCGCAACGTTGGGTAATCGGCCCACTTTTTAATATGGTGAACACATAAATGTTTCTTACCACCACACTTTTTACACTTATGACCATCCCTCTTTAAAACGACCAGGCGCGCCTTCTTATATTGTCTATCCTGTCTGTAAAACCTCTCATCTCTTTTCATTAATCCTCCTCAGCCTCATTAGCCTCATTAGCCGCCAGGACTATCTCGGGAGTATGCAGAGGGAAATCAACCTCACCATTCATATAAGTATGAAGTTCCGACAACCTTTCTTTTTCTTTATCAATAGCTTTATCCATAATAACCATATCAATACCAACACGGTTGCGTAACTCTTCCTCATCCAACATTCTGAGAATGCCGGTGAAATTCTTTTGGCTATTTTCGATCTTTTGAATACGCTGCTCTCGGGTCGCCTTCAACTCTTTAAGGAGCGACGAATATTTGTCGGACAGGTCTTTATATTCTTTGGTTTTACTTTGAGTGGTCTGGCGCAACGCATTTAATTGCCCCTCCATAGCCAACACCCTCTCTTTCTCTGCGGGCGTCATCTCGGAGGGTGAGTGGGTCGCATATTCCGCCTCAATCATTCTTTCGAGCCGGTCGATATTATCCTGAGTTTGCTTACGTTCCTTGTTGTGTCGCGTCATAAAGATATCTAAAGTAATCGCCTGAAAGATTTGGTTCCGCTCCGTCGCCATCACGTTGCCGTCAAACTGCCCCACAAGCTCTACATATGAATTTTCAAAAAGAATTAACTCATCAGAATTAAATTGTTCTTTGATCGACCCCCACTTATGGTGGTTTCTTAGCGACTCGCGAATCTGAATATTCTCATTTTTCTTAGACGCAAGCCCCGGATTATCGGTTAAATATTCGAGCCTATAAAGCTGCACCGATTCAACCGGGCGCCTCAACATTTTACCAATTTCTTCGTCCGACTTTGTCTCGCAGAGTTCTTCGATTTGCCTCTTCTCTTCTGCCGACAACCGACCCCGTTTAATTGTTTTACTCGTTTTACTCATTTTTCTCTTCTTCATAAGTAAGTTCCTCGCCCAACTTGATGATTTCCGCTATCGCTTCACGCACCTTAGTTTGACGCGGCTTAGGAATCCGCACCCCATCACACATTCGGAGGAAGTCCGTCCTAAGTTCAACCGGCAACTCCCTATTGATCAAATCCATCAAATGAGAATGGTGGACCTCTTCGACCACACCAGCTTGATCAGCTTGCAGGAGAATTTCATGGGCGATTTCATGAATACATGCGGGCCGCATTATATTTCGCCGCACCCTATTACGCTTTTCCCACCCCTCTACCTTGTCGGGATTCACTGGTTTTTCGGAGCGCCCCACATTATCGCGCCTGAAGTTTTTCATGCGGGTCGTCACATGAATGCGCAAGAATCGCTCCAGCGCCTTCGCCATTTCCGCATCGGTAAACCGCGTATCGTCGAAAGTCGCCAACCCCGTAGTCATCGCCCGAATGCGCCCCTCTTGCTGAATGTCTTCAATGTCGTAGAATCCAAACGTTAATTTAGGTGACAGCTTCGTCACGATTTCTTCGACCACCATTAAAACGGACTCTTCAGTCATGCTTCGCGGAATCTTCATTGGCTACGCCTTTCTGGACTTTCTGGGGGACGGTTTTCTTTTTAATAATGGCGGCGGCGGTTTTCTCATCTGGGTCGGGACATTGTAAATCGTCAACGGCACTTGCCTTGCTGGATTCTTGCTCGATAACTTTTAATCTGGATTCGGTCATGTACACTTTCCTTTCTCTGTTAACTTGATTTTAATTTGACCACTATGTATAATATAGGCGGGTTCGCTTAAATGTGCACTGTCTATAAACTTATACACGAGCCTGCGGCGCTTTTTTAATATTTTTCAAAAGGAAAAAGGAGAAAATAAAAATGGACGAAAAAACCGAAAAACTTTTTTATCGCGGAGATTCCAACATATTTACCCTATTTACCCTACCGGATTATGTCAGCTTTAATTACAAGCCCTTACCGGATATCACCGCTTATGAGCTTAGTAGAATTATGGAGATTTGCTTTCGTTATATCGGAGGGAACTACTTGACGAGGTCGGAGTTTGATAATTTACCAGAGGGGGTGCGGAGACACTTACAGTTGGGGGAGTTGGCAGGAGAAAGTAGGGGGGTGGGGCGATGATGGGTGGTATGGGTGGTATGGATGAGGGAAACGTGCAGCGAAGAGTTAGTCACTATAATAAGAATATAAAGCGAGATGATTAGGTGATACTTATCGGATAGGATTAGGTGATACAATTTTATTAGTGTGGAAAATTTAGCGTCTGAACCACCCCCGCCCATAAGCACCTCTTTATATGATGATCTTCCGATTTATAAAAACCCCTCAACCCCTTTCCACCAAACGAGTTACGCGACCTACCCCCCGACGAGGCTTCGCCAATCACGACGAGGCTTTGCCCGATCAGTCCGAAGAGGACGAAGAGGCCGGTGGCGTCGAAGAGGCCGGTAAAGTCACAACCATAATTTCCCCGAAATCGCATCAATTATATCGGGGCGCATTTGACATACTGTAATGGCATGGTATAATTGTTACAGAGCGAGTGAGAAAGAATAAACCTTTTCGGAGGCCAATCGTGCTGACTTTCACGCCTAACCAAACCGTCGTCTTCGAGTATAAGCGACGTACTGAATCCGGTCTCACCCATCGCATTGGCGAAGTGATCGAGGACCGACCTAACCACGTTCTCATTCGAGAAACTGTCACTCCGGGTCACGACCAGTACCGGCTCTTTCACAAGTCTGCCATGACCAACGTCTTAGTGGACTAAT